GCGAGGCATTTGAAGACGGTATGTCCCATATGTCCCCATCTCTTAATGCCTACATGAATGCGGCTTTTATGTTTAATAATTTTATTAATGGTCATTGGGCTAGTTATCAACGGGCTAAAGCAGAAGGTGGGTTTAAGTGACCTTAGAGCGACCAATCCCTAAACCAACAGGCACCGTAGAAGACATAACCCGTCTTCGTGGAACTATGTCCCACCGCCATAGGGAGACACAACCCGAGATAAACCAGCCATCACGTGACACTGTTCCTGGGGCTGGCTCAGGAGATCAGTAATTTGAAGTAAACTGTAAGCATGTCAATCTACGCCCAGAGCATCCTTGATGAAGTCACAGAAGTAGCACGGACATACCTACGAGACTTCCCTAAGTTCTTTCAGGTTTCTTTTGACTCCGTAGGCAGGACTTACGAATTAGGTCATCCTAATATTGACCCTGATACTTTGTGGATTGCCAGTAATGTTGGCGCTTCAGTTAGTGAACTAACTACCGCTCAGTACTCCTTGGATACCCGCAATGGGATCTTGCGCTTGGCTACCACTCCTGCATCTGGCGCCAAGATCATGATTGAGGGATACCACTACGAGTGGGTTTCCCCACAAGACCTTGAGTTCTACGCCAAGCAAGCAATCAACCAGCACACATTTAGTCTTGATATACCTCTAGAAAACATGGCTAAATTAATTATTGAGACTATTGGTATCGGTGCAATCGTAGAAGCCCTCGGCGCTTTAATGTCTGAGTTCAGCCGTGATATTGATGTCATGACATCAGAATCTATCCATATCCCAGCCAGCCAGCGTTTCCGCATGGTACAGAGCCTCCTTGCTTATTGGAGCAACCAGTACGAAACACAGGCTCGTTCCCTCAATATTGGTGTTGACAGAATTGAAATATTCAATCTGCGTCGTGTATCACGCACAACCAACCGTTACGTACCAATGTTCAAGGCTCGGGAACTTGGTGACTATGGTCCAACCGAACGCATTTTCCCGAACTCTGACAAAGAAGTCATTCAATTGGAAGAAGCCCCAATTGACAACTTGCGTGAGGACGTATATGTTGATATGGCACCTCAAGAGGGCTACGTCAACAATTCGTTCTTCTAATGGATATCAGACGTGAGTTATCCCAGATACGCCGTCACTACCGTGAATACACGAGGAACTACGGCGAATCAATAGTTTGGTTTGAGTACCTTCCACAGACCACCCCAGCCAGCGCAGGTTCTATCTACGATGACGTCTATGACGAAGGCATTGTGGGAACAGGTGGGCGTAAGTACAAGGCTGGTGTAATCATCCCTACCCTGATGGTTACGGAAACTGAAGACCAAAAACGAGCCATCCCTGAAGGTCGTCAGCCTGTAGAACTTACCAACTTTGTGGCGTCTATTGAAGACTTTAGAACGGCTGGAGTTACTGACCCGTTTGAGTATCAGAAGCACCTAAACGACATGTTCTTGTATGACGGTCGCTACTTTGCGATTGCCACATACCGTGTCCGTGGTCGCCTTCGTGATGACGTCATGGTAGTTGTTGAAGGTATTGAAGTATACATAAATCAAGAAATGCCATTTGATGTAGGTCCCGAACCTATGAACACTCAGAACCTTCCATGGCCTACAGCGTTGCCTATTATTTGATAAACTTAGATCAATCTTAGCGAGCGCTAAGGGGTCCAACGCCTAGAACTTAAGGATGTGCCATGATCGGCTTGTCATCTGTGTTGCCTTTGAGTTCTAGTTTTGCCGTCTGTGTAAAAGCCCCTAAATGAAACAAGGGTTTCTGTTCGCTGAAGACGAGGCTATTAAAAAGCGTTTCTCTGACCTGACTGTCTCTGATGATCGTGACGCACAGCGCCCCGTACAAGTTTTCTTTCGTTATCCAGAAGGTGAAACTGAGCGTAAATACCCTTTTATTACGATTGAACTTATTGACATTGTCCATGCCAAAAACCGCCAGCATTCTGACACCTATCTGGACACCCACCGTGCAGGTCACCCAAATAACCTTGACTACTGGCCTAGCACCTCTTCGGCTAGTTCCCCTAATGTTGCAGGGTTTGACTCCTTCAGGACTACAGAATTTACCCCTGTAGACCTTTTATACCAAGTTTCTACGTTTACAAGAAGTGCTATACATGACCGACAACTGGCTTCACAAATGCTTGCGAGCATAGTTCCTTACAGGTACAGTTCCATAATGATTGAGGCGGATGGAACGTCTCGTCGTTTGGACCTCTTAGATTGGTCTACAGCAGACCTCCTAGACCCTGAGGCGGGCTACCGCAAGCGTATTTTCCGTAAGGTATACACACTACAAATGACGTCGGAAATCCCAACGTCTTCACTAACTGGTCTCAAGAAAGTATCGTCTGTATCAACTACACTTGAACAGACAAATTAATTATTGAAACCCTGTCACCCCTGATTTAGGAGTAAACAATGGCATACGACCGCCCTGGAGTCTACGTACGTGAGACTCCATTTACCAGCAATGTAACCCCTCGTGCCGCTACTACTGCCGCTGCCTTTGTTGGCTACGCAGAACGTGGTCCAGCATCAGCAACATTGATCACCTCTTGGAACGACTACAAGGCTAAGTATGGAGAAATCTCAAATACTTATGACCTTGGTTATGCCATCTACCACTACTTTGCTAACGGTGGGCGTGACGCTTATGTGTCACGAGTGCTTGACACCACAGCAGTAGCGTCTTCATATACCTTCCAAGGAACAGTGACTGGCGCATCAGCCGCTTCAACAATGTTTGTTTTGGAAGCCGCTTCAAAGGGTGCATGGGGAGACAACCTCTCAGTAAGCATTTCATTTGACCCAAACACTTTGGCAGACTTGTCAACAGCACCAAAAATCCAAGCAAACACTTTGTTTGCACTTACTGTAAGTCAGACACGTTCTGGTTCAACAGTAGAAGTAGAACGCTGGCAAGAACTATCGTTTGATGCTTCATCAAGTCGCTACTACAAGACTGTTCTTGAACTTTATTCTTCGTATGTAAAACTGCAAGGAACACCTGCAACAATTGCAAGCAACGCTACACTTACCGTTTCAGGAATTGGTCTTAACGACTATGCAACTTCTTTCGCATTAACTGGTGGCTCGGATGCAGTTACCCCTAATGCTGTAAGCGATGACACTGAGTGGGCAACTGGCGTAACCAACTTGGACATTGTAAATGGTCCTTTGTTAATTAACCTCGTTGGACAAACCTCCAGCACCCGTGTCAACCAAGCCCTTGCTTACGCTGCAGCACGTGCAGACGCTTTTGTTATCATTGACTGCCCTTTGAATGCGTTAACTAAGGCTGACATGCAGACTGCCATTGGTAGTTATAGCACCACCAACGGTGGCTACGGTGCTGTGTACTTCCCAGCATTAAAAATGTATGACCCAGCAAAGAGCGGTCCAACGGCTATTCGTGACACCTACACAGGTGGAGCAGTCGCTGGTGCGTATGTACGTTCAGAAAGCCTTCGTGGTGTTGCTAAAGCACCTGCTGGTTACTTCTTGGATCTACAGAACGTATTTGGTCTTGTAACAACTCTCACAGATGCTGACCAAGGGACCTTGTACAACGTTAACCATGTTAACTGCATCCGTACAATTGCAGGAGGCGGAACCATTATCAATGGTGCTCGCACCTTGGCAAAGGGTCGTCCCGACAAGTACATTCCAATCCGCCGTACCCTTTCGTACTTGCGTGTTGCTCTTGCGGATCAGACACAATTTGCTGTGTTTGAGCCAAACGATGAGCGTCTATGGAGTCGCATCAAGATTGCTTTGTCAAGCACTTTGACTGACTTCTGGGCAAAGGGCAACTTGAAGGGTTCAAACCCAGACAGTGCATTCTACATCCTTTGTGATTCTACAAATAACACACAATCGTCTATTGAAGATGGCTACGTAAATATTGAGGTTGGTATCGCCTTGCAGTACCCAGCCGAATTCGTTGTAATCAACCTCACTCAGTGGGCTGGCGGAAACTCCGCTGGAACTCTCTAATCAAGGAGCATTTAAAAAATGGCAACTACACTACGCACTGATCCACTCCGTAACTTTAAGTTCCGAGTGAGCATCTCGCCAAAGTCGGCTGATGGCAACTTGGCTAATAACCTTAGCCAAATTGGCGAACTCGGCTTTGCTCAGGTAAGTGGTATCTCAGTAACCAACGAAGTCATCTCCTACCGTGAAGGCGGAATGAACACCCACCCACACAAGATGGTTGCTCAGTCAGACTTTGCTCCTGTGTCTTTTGCACGTGGAGCATTTGCTGGGCAAGACCAATTGTGGAAGTGGCAAAAGTTCATCCATGCATGGTTGGGCGGCGGCATTTCTGGAGAACAGGGACTTGCAATGGGCGACGGTGACTACCGTTGTGACATCGTGGTTCGTGTTTATGATCACCCACATACCGCAAGTGAATTGAACAGCGGTGCTTTGAAGTACCAGTATGACGGTGGCACCCAGAGTGACTCCATCACCCCAGGTAACGTAAAGTTTGCATTTAAACTTTTCAATGCATGGCCTGGTGCTTACGCACTTACTGACTTGAACGCTGGAGATAATGGTATCCTGATTCAGTCAATGACAGTTCACCACGAAGGTTTCTACATTGCATGGAGCGACGCAGACATCGCTAATATTGATACCAAATAACACTCGTTAAACTAAGTCAAACAAAGTAGGAGCACAAATGGACGCAAAACAACAGGCTGACGCCATCAATTCGGCTATTCAAGATGACATTCCAGAAATGAAGCCAGCGCCAAACACGGTAGTTGAACTTATCCGTGGTGTTTTCAATGACGAACTTGAGTCATGGGACACCACGGCTATTGTTCGTGAACTTAACGGGTTTGATGAAGAAGCACTGGCATCCTTAGACAACCGTAGTCTGGTTTACGCCGAGTACATGTCAACGCTGTTAAAGCGTGCTGTGGTTTCTATTGGTTCTATAACCATTGCTAACCACCCGTCAGTCATTGACAACCTTATTATTGGTGACCGTGACTTGCTTTTCCTAGGGGTTGTTGAGGCCACTTATGGAAAAAACCGTGAGTACCAAGTTACTTGTAACGCATGCAGTGCATCTAACGATGTCATCGTGTCTATGGATGAGTTTGAAAATAAGAAGACTGACCTAGATGTGCACCAACCATTGGTGGGTAAGTTGTCTGATGGTTCTGAAATTGAGTTCCGTTTACCAACTGGTGGAGATAGCCAGTTTGTAGCAAAGAAAGCAAAGAGCACAGCAGAACAAAACACAATCATGATTGCTCGTTGCGTTACCAGTAAGCACATTAAAAATGCTGAAAACTGGGCAAAAGGATTGGGACTAAAGGACCGAGCCAACCTCGTCAAACTCCTACTGGACAACCAGCCAGGACCTGTCGTAGGGGAGGTGAATGCCCAATGCGCCACATGTAATGAACCTATGGTTTTAGCGCTTGATTGGGCATCCCTTTTATTTGGTTAATCTAACTCATATATACTGGGAATACGATCTGATCGCCACGGTTTACAAGGGCTTCACGCTCACTGACTTACAAAATATGACGGTACGCCAAAGGCGCTACTGGTCTGCAATGGGCAAATGGCGTAAATCTGGAGACTGACGTATGGCGGAAATGCCTAATGAAGCGAACATTGGTGGTGGGGCGTTTGGTGGTTCTGCTGTTGACTCGTTTGTTCCTGCACCAACAGCAGGTAAAGGTGACGCCGCTTTAACACTTGCCCAAGTTCCTAAACTTGTTGATAAGTTCTCTGCACGCTTAGATAAAGCAACTGCGCAGATTAATGCTTTTGCAAACGCACTTAAAAACGCAACTGGTAAGACTGGCGCTTCCCCTACATCTGCAACTACTTCAGGTGGTGCTATTGCACAAGCAGTTGCGGCATCCAAAGCACAAGTTGGGAGTGCTCCTATTGCCTCAGCCGCCGCTATGGGTGGAGGTGGTGGTGGTTTCTTTGCCAACATGCGTGGTGGTCTTAGTGCTGGTGGTGGTGCAGGATACGCAAGTGCCGCAAACATGGCGATGCAGATGGGTGGGCAAGTACTAGGTGCTATAGACGCCCGTACTAACTCTGCATACCCAAAGATGTTGCAGAACGACCAATTGGCTGTTCTGTACCAGCAGACACAAGGTATCAGCCAACAGCAGTACTACAACCAATTTAGAAAAGGACTACAAGGTGCACGACTTGGCGCTGGTGGTATTAATAGTCTTTTGTCTCTACAAGCACAAACAGGAATCCAGGCTAGTGGGCAAGCAAATTCTATAGCAGGTCTACGAGCCGCTACTGGTTATGCGTACAGCACTGACCAGATGGCTCAGATGCTAACAACATTGGCGTCACCACAAGTAAACAATCGTATGAGCATGACTCTTGGAACTGGGTTGTATGGCGTTGGCGGTAAGCAACGTTCAATGACCGAGGTTATCCAAAGCATTACTCGTGGTGCTGGACTAACTAATGCCCGCATGGTTCAGGGAGCCATGCAACAAGGATCTATGACTCGTGCTCGTTTGAGTGCTATGGGTGTACCTGAAGACATGCAAAACATGGTTCTTCAATACGCTCAATCAAACTTACAGTTTCAAAATAAAACTGGTGGCAAGCAGGGTATGTATAACCCTGAGAATAAGTCTCAACGACAAACCATGGGCATTGAAGCCAACTTTGCTACACAGCGTGAAGAGACTACTCGTCTATCTGAACTGCGTGATGAGAAGTACTACAACCGTCAAAAAGACAATCTCGCCACGATGGAGCAGAACACTCAAGCATTGATCAAGTTACAAACGACCATGGAAGATTTGGCATCTGGGCTTATTGGTAGTCGTATATCTACTCGTGGTTCAGTTGGGATGCGTTTGCTCAAGGGTGCTGCTGGTGTAGCAATGATGGGTGGAGCCGCTGCTCTCACAATAGGTAGCGGTGGTACTGCTTCACCATTTGCCGCTATGTTGGGCATGGCAGGTGCTGGTATGACTGCCAATGCGTTTACTTCAGGTGATGGTACTGAAGCAAAGAGTAATAATAAAGGTGCAACTGTAAGCACTACTAGAAAAACTTCATCTTCTTTAAATAGTTTAAATACTACGTTTAGACAACGTCTTGAAAAGATGATGCAAGACAACCCCAACGTTTCTGTTGGTGGTGGGTTCCGTTCAAGTGCTCAACAACGTACTTTGTTCTTGTCAAGGTACTCACGCACCTCAGAGAAAACAGGAACGTTTTGGGATGGTGCATATTGGAAGAAGAACTCTGGAGTTGCAGATGCGGCTCCTCCAGGAATGTCTATGCACGAAATTGGTTTGGCGGCTGACCTTACAGGTGACTTGCAATGGGTGCAGCAAAATGCGGCTAAGTATGGTCTAAAGACATTTGCGGATGTTAACAATGAGCCTTGGCACGTACAACCAGCAGAACTTCCAAATAGCAGAAGGCAATATGAAAAAGCAGGTGCCCCATGGGGAACGATTGCTGGAGCAGAAAGTTTTGATCCAAACAGCAAGTTTGAAGGAATGTCTTCGGACGGTGGTGTCTCTGATGCTTTAATGAAGTCAAGTGGCGGTGGCAGTGGCGGCGGTGGGGCTGTTCCTTCTTACAGTCAGATGTCCATGAGCGAACAAGTATCAGCCTTCCGTGGCGTTGGTGGTGGAGGCGGTGGCGGAAGGATGTCTACGGTGCGTCGTCCCCGTGTCCTTGGTTCTTCCAGCACTTCAACACAGAATTCTGGATCTGTCACCACTGGAAGTCCAATGGATCCAAGAAGCATTGCACAAATGCTATTAAATCGTGGATTTAAAAAAGAAGACATTTGGAAGATGCTTGCCATTTCCCATAGAGAATCACGTTGGATACCTTCGGTACGCAACGTAGGCCCTGTTGATGACTCATACGGACTATTTCAAATAAATATGAAAGGCAACTTAGGAGAAGCCCGACGTAAGTATTTTGGCATTGCTGAAGACAGTGAACTATTTGACCCAAAAACAAACGTTAAAGCCGCACGTATTACGTATGGCGGTGGGAACTTGTCACCATGGAGTGTTAAGGGTGACTGGAAGAATGGTATTGATCCAGCAAAGATGACTCAGAGCAAGCAAATTGCTCAAAGCATGAACCTTCCTACAACAGGAGATCCAACCACACCAATGAGAAGTGGTGGTGGCGGAACTACTGTAGTTTCAGGTGGGGGCATCACTATTGCACCTAATATATACATTCAGAGCGCTGGTAATAACAGTGCTGATGCACACCGTGCCGCTCAGGAAGTTGCCAAACTAATGACCCAAGATCTTAAGCGTGCCGCTATGAGGAGTTACTAATGGCTGATCGTTATGCAACAAACCAGTTTTATAACTTTTCTTCATATGAGGAAAAGATTGGTTCTTTTGGAAATAACACTTCAAAAGACAACCCATTATTTCTTTGGCCTAAGTCAGTTAATAAAAATGCTGTCGTAGGTAAGCAAGGTGACATCAGTGTAAAACGTGGCTACATGCGCATGATTACCGAAGCGTATGGTACTGATGAAACCTCTATTGCATTAGGTAAAAGAAGGTTACATTTTCAATTCAACCCAGACACTTTGACACGTCAAGTTACTGCACGTAATGATATTCAAATGTGGCAGAACCAAGATCCATTTCAATTTACGCAACCTATTCCAGGTGACTCAAACTTTTCATTTCAATTGTTGTTTAACCGAGAAGCAGAAGTTGCGTCAGCCTCTTACAAAGACTCAAACGGTGCTGTAGTAAGAAGTAATAAAGTTGCAAAACTTGCAAGAACTGTTCGTACAACAAACCCAAATGCTGGTCACCCATCTTTAAAAAGCACTACTTCTTTTGAAGATGCCGATTACACACAATCATGGGTAACAGACATTGGAGTGCTGGCTGACCTCATGGTTTTTGATCAGATCATTGGTCAAGGTATGAACAAAGACCTCATTCAAAGTATTATTAAAAAAGCAGAGGAAGCCACGGTTGCTTACAACAGGGGTGTATCAGAGGATGCTGGAACTAAAGACCAAGCGGACCAAGAAATTAAAGTGGACTTTAACAAAGCAACAACGTTCTTAGGAACAAATATTGGTAACTCAGCATTCTTAGTTGCACAACCAATACGTGTAGTATTCTCTTCAAGTTTTATGGTTGAAGGCTTTGTTACCAGCACAACAGTTATGTTTAATAAATTTAATGCATCAATGGTCCCTACGCAGTGCCAGATTGATGTACAAATGCAAGCAATGTACATTGGCTTTGCTAATAAGGACACATACTTAACACAGTTGTTTAAAGACCAAGAAAAAGAAAGAGTAACAGCAGTAGCAGGAGAAGTTGCTCAAAACAAAGCACTAAAAGGTTATGGTAATAACTTATTTGACGACTTTACAACAGTTACATTAGACAAAAGTAATCTAAACCCTGACCGTATTTTTGACATTGATGGTGATGGGGTATCTGATTTAAAAATCATATTTTTACCTACTGAAAACTTTAAGAACTTTGCTAAGGATAATCTTGGAACAGTAAGTTCTACCTTACAGTTTACTGTTACTTATAAAGGAAGAGTAGGCGGCGGTACT